AAGGATAATATCCGAAATGGCTTCTTTGAGCTTGACTGGAACGAGTATTTCATAGTACAATTACGAGAAGCTGGATATGGTTTTGAAGGTGATAAAGAGGAAGAAATCGTGGATCGCTGGTTTAGAGATATTGTACGCAACATTTTGGCTGAGGAAGGACAGGATACGACCAGAGGTGCAGGGTTTATTAATGTAACCAAACTTAATGAAACAAAATCAGAGGTAAAATGACCTACATTTTAATTGATACTGCTAATACTTTCTTCCGTAGCCGCCATGTAATCAATGGCAGTGCTGACATTAAACTAGGCATGGCATTCCATATAACCCTAAACAGTATCAAAAAAGCCTGGCAAGATTTTAATGGTGCCCATCTTGTATTCTGTCTCGAGGGACGTAGCTGGCGAAAAGACTATTATGAACCATACAAGCGTAATCGTGCTGAAGCTCGTGCTGCTGCTAGCGAACGTGAGCAGGAAGAAGATCGTATCTTTTGGGAGGCCTTTGATACTTTTAAGGAGTTTTTAATTGAGAAGACGAATGCCACGGTACTCCACCATCCCACTCTTGAGGCTGACGATCTTATTGCTGGTTTCATTCAAACTCATCCTTCTGATGATCATGTCATCATAAGTACTGACAGCGATTTTTATCAACTAATTGCTCCTAATGTACGTCAATATAACGGTATTATGGAACAAACTATCACACATCTAGGTATTTTTGATAAAAAAGGTAAAAGAGTAATAGATAAAAAAACTAATACGGAAAAGGCTATTCCAGATCCAGAATATATTCTATTCGAAAAGTGTATTCGAGGTGATGCAACTGATAATATATTCAGTGCTTATCCCAAAGTTCGTAAAACTAAATTAGAGGAAGCATTTAATGATCGAAATAAAAAAGGTTTCGCTTGGAATAATATGATGTTACAGCGTTGGGTAGATCATAATGGTACTGAGCACAAAGTACTAGATTGTTATGAACGTAATAGAAGACTGATAGACTTATCATATCAACCTGATGAGATTAAAAAAATCATATCTACAACTATTAATGAAAATACTAGACCTAAAAATATTAGTCAAGTTGGTATCCGTATGATGAAATTTTGTAATCTATATGACTTAAAAAAAATTACTGATAGTATTCAACAATACAGTGAATCCTTTCAAGCCAATTATCCCAAAACAATGGAGGCCTAATGGATATTCATGCTAAACCAGTAGTAAATGGTATACTTTGGATCGTAGAACAGGGCGGTGTTAGAGTAGGGACTCTACATAAAAAAGAAAATAACCATTATATGTTCAGTACTAAACATGGTGAAATGTTTTTTAATCGTCGTAGTGATATAGTCAAACAGTTTGGTAAAGAATTTTTTCTTAAAGATATAGATACAACTGTATCTACATTACAAGATTATGAATGTCACGGATTTCCTACTAAATGGAAACCACATAAAAGTATGTATAATATAAGGAAAAAGTTACCATTATTTACCAAAAGTAATCAAAGTAAAAGTTTATTCTGTGCAGGACATTATATTATTAAATTTCCTAAAAACTGGGTACGAAGTTTTTGTCCTAAATTAATAACTATTGAAAGATATCCATATTCTGGTCCATTTAAAACTGAGAATGAAGCCAAGGAAGCTTTAAATAATGTCAAGTAATATCAATACATATCCTATACAAGAATTTATAGAATTAGTTAAACGGTCTGACTTAACTAAACAAAGAGAAATTAAATTAGATATACAAACTGCTAGAACTCTAGCTTTAAATATGGGTGAAATACTAGCCAAACTTAATCAAAACTACGAACAAATTTTAGAACATCTACAGAACAAAGATTCAGATATAATTGAAATAAAAATGGATGGCGGTGGATTTAAATAATTTTTTAATAAATATATGTATGATTAGATACATATATGGCCAGACCAAAACCTAAAATCCTTTTAGACACAACTAGCAAAAAAAATTTTAAAACTGATCAAGTTCTAGAGGCAGAGGCTATTTGGGCTGTTTTTTATAAAGGTCGTCCCTTTAATTTGAAAAGTTTTAGTAATATGGTTAGTTATCCAGGACCTAAATATAAAAAAGTTGCTTTTAGTAATCCAGGTCATGCTATCAATCTAGCTAAAAAATTGAATATTACATTTAATTGTAAAGAATTTTCCGTAGTAGTTTTGACTTTTGGTCAAAAACTAGAATGAACAGCCTTACCTATACCAAAATATTTCTCCAAACACAAGAAAAGAGCCTCGACGAGGCCAATATCAAACTATACCATAGACAATGGTTTAAAAATACACGAAGTAAGACAGTAGGTGGGCTAAGACTTACTGACGAAGGCTACGCATTTTTGATTTACGAAATGAAATTGGCAGAATACACTGTTCCATTTACCGAAGAAATCGAACTCAATCCACAATTGATTATCTTTTTTGATCAATTTTTGGACTGCCCATATTACTTAACCAGACACAGCCTCACCGTTTTCAGTGAAAAGAAGGCGTTTGAACTACACTTCTTTGCTGACGATATACGCAAATACGGCTTAATGAAGGCACTCAAAAAACAACAAAAAGAGGCAGATTTGCTTGACTAGATAGTGGACCTGTCGTATAATACGAACATAGCAACACTATTTCAACTTTAATAAGGAAGCAAAAATGACCGAGATTGTAAGTCGCACTGTAGGCCCACGTGGCGCCAAAAAAGCAATCCTCAAAGGCTTTGCTAAACAGCGTCCCTTGTTCTTGTGGGGCCCCCCAGGCATCGGCAAGTCAGACATTGTTAAACAAATTGGAGCAGATATCGGTGCTCACGTTATCGATGTTCGTCTCTCACTTTGGGAACCCACTGACATTAAAGGTATCCCATACTTTGATAGCAACTCAAACAAAATGGTTTGGGCTCCCCCAGTAGAATTACCAGATGAGGAAATGGCATCAAAGCACGACAAGATCATCCTCTTTATGGATGAAATGAATAGTGCTCCTCCGGCTGTACAGGCAGCGGCTTATCAACTTGTTCTTAATCGTCGTGTAGGTACTTATGTGCTTCCAAAGAATGTAGTATTGGTGGCTGCTGGTAACCGCGAGGGTGACAAAGGTGTAACTTATCGTATGCCTGCTCCGTTGGCTAATCGTTTTGTACATTTGGAGATGAAGGTAGATTGGGAAGACTATAGTTTTTGGGCTACCGAAAATCGTATCCATAAGGATGTAGTTGGCTATTTGACCTTCTCGAAGAAAGATCTCTATGACTTTGATCCAAAGAGTTCAAGCCGTGCTTTTGCTACTCCACGTAGCTGGACCTTTGTCAGTGAATTGCTTGAAGATGATGACTGCGATGACAACACCTTGACTGACCTTATCTCAGGTGCAGTAGGTGAAGGTTTGGCAATTAAGTTTATGGCACATCGTAAAGTAGCCAGCAAGATGCCTGACCCCACTGACATCCTTAGCGGTAAGGTAAAGAAGATGGAGTCAAAAGAGATCAGTGCTATGTACAGTTTGGCAGTTAGCCTGTGCTACGAACTCAAAGATTCATCAGACAAGAAGGCTAAGAATTGGAACAAGCAGGTCAATAACTTCTTCAGCTTCATTATGGAGAACTTTGAAACTGAATTGGTTATTATGAGCACTAAACTTGCTCTTACCCAATATCAATTGCCTTTGGATCCGGACGAGATTGATTGCTTTGATGACTTCCATGCGAAGTTTGGTAAGTACATTAGTGCCGCTACTGAGCGCAAATAAGTTGACAGGGGCATAGACCCCTGTTATAATATGTACTTTGTTAAGGAGATATCATGCAACATAGTTTAGATCCTATTATTGATAAGATCATTATTGCCCGTGTTGGCTTGTTATTACGCCATCCGTTTTTTGGTAATATGGCTACTCGTTTGCGCATCCAGGCAGCAGATGATTGGTGTCAAACTGCGGCTACTGATGGTCGTGCCCTATACTATAATCGAGAATTTTTTGAAGGTCTATCTACCAAAAACGTAGAGTTCGTTGTTGCTCATGAGATTCTCCATAACGTGTTTGATCATATGGGTCGTACTGAAGCACGTAATCGTAGAGTATTCAACATTGCCGCAGACTATTGCGTAAATGGTCAATTGATTAGAGATAAGATTGGTGATCAATCTCCTAAGATTCCAATCTTCCACGATGTTACTCATTATGGTAAGAGTGCGGAACAAATCTATGATGAACTCATGGAAAAATATGATGAGGAGGAATTGGAGGCATTAGGTAAACTTCTAGACGAACATATTGACTGGGATAAGGAAGGCAAGGGTAATCGTCCACAATACAGCAAGGAAGAACTCAAACAGATTCGTGATGAAGTTCGTGAGGCTACTATGCAGGCTGCTAATGCCGCGGGTGCAGGTAATACTCCCGCTAGTGTAGCAAGACTAATTAAAGACCTTACTGAACCCAAGATTAATTGGCGTCAAATGCTACGTCAACAGATTCAAAGTTTGATTAAGAATGACTATAGTTTCCAGCGTCCCAATCGTAAGGGCTGGCATACTGGTGCTATACTGCCAGGTCTTAAAAACGATGAGACTATTGACATCTGTGTTGGTATGGATATGAGTGGTAGTATTAGTGATGACATGGGTAGGGACTTCCTCAGCGAGCTCAAAGGCATTATGGAAGAATACAAAGACTTCAAGATCAAAGTATGGTGTTTTGATACTCGAGTCTACAATGAGGCAGACTTTGATGGGTACAATGATGATATCATGAGCTATGAATTAAAAGGTGGTGGTGGTACTGACTTTGAAGCCAATTACAACTATATGAAAGAACATGATATCAATCCTAAGAAGTTCATTATGTTTACTGATGGCTATCCTTTTGGATCATGGGGTGATGAGAACTATTGCGATACGACATGGATCATTCACGGTGATCCTAACCCGAATCCCCCGTTCGGTACTTTCGCATTGTACGATGATCATAAAAAGCGTTGAAGAGATCACCATCTATGAAAGTCCAGATGGTGGTAAAACGGTTTACAGCCGCCGCGGTGGCGAAGTAAACCGAACTCTTATATACGAAGATCCTAAATATAAAAAAGAAGCAGAACTAACCAGGCGTTGGGCTAATCTTAAAGAAGCCGTTTTCATGGCTGATGATGACCCAACTATCAATGACGCATTAGAGTAATTGGAGATAGTATATGCTCTCAAGAAAAAAGAAAGGGAATAGTTTTCTTGTCGTTTGGGACATGCTAGGTCTTGAATCTATCTTTAGCATAGATGACGCTATGAACGAGATAGAAAATTATGAGAAGGATAAGGTCTGGAAGACCTTAAAGGGAGAAGGATCTATAGGCAAAAAGCCAAATCCTATCCCATTGCAAATGTTGATCATGCGGGCTAGATATAATAGCCAGCGTAGTTATGAGATTTATAGTTTCAACACTACTATGAGTATGCGTGAGGTTCGTAAAATCTTTGCCGACGATCCGCAACCAATCGTTGAATGGATCCGTGAAAATGGTAACAAGATTTATAGCGATTATATCAAACAAGAACGAAAGAT